ATCAAGACTATCCATTCCCAAATCGTTTTGTAAATTAGAATCTTCAGTAATTTCATCTTCGTCAGCACCCAATAATTTAATTAATTCATTGATTACAATTTTTTTAATTTCGTCTTTTGTTTTCATAGTTTTTTATATTTTATTATTATAATTTATCTGTTGTCACCACTTCCATGTAATACACCTCTTTCTTTACGTGATTTTAATTTTTCAATATTTTCTGCAGCAACATCTTCCATTTTTAATCCTAATGTATCACACATTGATGCAATATACCAGAGGCAGTCACCCAACTCTTTTTTTATTTCAATTTTATTTTCAGCACTAATATATCCACCACTATCTCTAATAATTTTTTTAATTTTGCCCTGTACTTCACCCGATTCACCTAATCCCAGACCATCATAAGTAAGAGCAAGTAGTTCTTTTACTTCTGGTGGAGTATCAGGATGTTTTTCAAGAAACATATCTAAGGATATTTTTGAAAAAATTGCTTCTTTTTGATATTCACTAAATGTCGTTATCTTCATTACCCATTAATTTAAATATTTGTTTTAATTTATCTATGTCTGCAATATCTCCAGATGCTTGAAGTTGATCATACCCTGCTATTAATTTATCATATTCATCTTGCATTTTTTGAATTTGTATTATAAGGTCTTCTGCTTGCTTTAATGCAAATTGTGCCTGTGAACCGTGATCAAGATGAACTGGTGCAAATAACGACCCATTTAATGTTATTGGCATATAATTATTTTCATCTGCATAAAATTTTAATGCTTCTTTAAGCAAGCCAACTAAGTTCTGATATTCTTCGATACTATTCATTTGTTTGGCATATTAAAAAATTCCTTTACTTTCAGATAAATTTCTTTATCGTTTTCAATCAATTTGCCTTTCCAGAAAAAACCTTCTGGATTAATTCGCATCATTTCGTTATTTTGTCCTGCATAAAAAACAATGTTGTTTGTTTCGTAATCGCTGGATTTAAGTGTAAGACAAGCGTCTTTGGGTAATTCCTCACCATAATATGTTCCTGTACCTCCCGTAACTTGTATTATATTTTCATCATAATGTGTTCCAGTACCACCAGTAACTTGTACTACGGTACACGGTTTAATCGTCTTCTCCATCTTCTTCCTCAATTATTTCTTTTTTGTTGTTTTTTACAATTTCCTTTAAGTCTTTTACTTCATTCGGATATAATGTAAATTCTTTACGGTATGGGTGTTTCGGATTTTTATTAATTCGTTTAAAGAACCATTTACCTTGAGATTCAGCTTCTTCAAATTCTTTATACATTTCTAGCGTAACATTACTATATGAATAAGTGTCGCCCCTGCTAAATGCAATATAAAGTCTTTGATTATTAGGAAAATATGTGGTTTTTAATACATTATCTGATTCAAACACTGATTCTATATACCCCAGACTACCATCTTTTTCTTGAAATTCTTTGTGTTCTGCTAACATATTTCTATTTTAAGTACGCAAATGTAATCAATTAATTATTAAAAGGCAAGAGTATTTATATAAAAAGTTTATATGTCATATCCAAAGAAAGTAAAGTTAACACTTGATATCAATCCGCCAAAGATAGGTACTGAATTCCTGAAATATGGTATGGATAGAATTGAAGAACTTATGCGCCTAACTGATGTTAGTACCAAGTATCTTCCAAGAACCATATTGCTTGAAGATTTAGATCAGTCACTTTTTGATTATGTTAATGATACTGGAATGAAATTAACCATTGACAATAAAATAGTACCACCTTTTTATCTTGATAATGATCGCTGGGGTGAATTCAGTAAAACTTGGAAATTCGTTGATAACGATAAAAACGTACCAACTCCTTATATTACGGTCAGACGAATTGATAAACAAAAGGGTACAAGACTTGGTACAAAATATCGTATACCACAGCCACGTAAATTCAGATACATGGATGTACCAATACTTGACAACGGAGAAGTTATTTACTTAAGATTTAAAATGCCTGAACCAACCAATGTTGATATGATATATGAAGTTGCGTTATTCACAAAATATAGAGTTGATGTTAATGCATATGATGAACAGGTTTTGAAAAACTTTGCCTCACGTCAGGAATATCTTTTTGTTAAAGGTAATCCAGTACCGTTACTTTTTGAAGGTTTTGCAGAAGCTAATCCAATTGAAAATATTGATGGAGATAGATTTTTTGTTAGCAAATATGCTCTTAAAATATTGGGATTTATTCAAGACGAAAAAGAATTCGAAATTGTTAAAACATTCAGAAAACCACGAATAGGTTATGTAATTGAATAAGTATTTGTTTTATAATTATATGTGTTTCCGCTTGGTGGATTTTGTTGTAAATTATCTATGCTATCCACAGTATTATTAACCTTATCAACATATAAAACATTGTTAGCAATTTCTTTTGCTCTAATATATGAATATACTGTAGTTAGCATTTTCCAAGTCATATTAATTAAATCTAGTTGCACCTTAAAAAAGATTCTTTCAGGTGTGGTCAAATTTTCATTGTCTTGATTATAAAATGATGTTATTTTACCAGTTTTAGCATTATAAAAACTAAATTTAACATATCCGATAGCTGTTGAACCAGTTTGAGCGTTTATATATGATAATGGGATATACCAAGGATATAATTGATTATTGGTATTTGCTCCTATAGTGTATTGTGAATAATAAATTTCGTTAACTGGCACAAGTAATTTTGTTAAATATGTTGTAAATATTTTAGTCTGACTATTAAGATCAAATGTATCATAAAAATCTAAAATAAAAAAACTGTTAAGTATATTGTTGGCACTATTAACAATTTCATCACCAGTAAAGCCAGCAAAAAGAAATGAATTTAAATATGTGGTAGTTATTGGCGAATAAAATTGAAATTGAAGTAATACATTAGTTGTTGGTGTAGGAGTTAGTGTAAATCTTCGTACTTCTCCATCAATTACTGGATTTACTAAACCAAGAACTGTAAATTGTGTTAAATTATCAATATCTTCTCCATATTCAATAAAGTTTTCACATGAACCTAATGAAATCATTAAATTCATTGAATGACCAGTAAGCGTTGTACCTGTAGTGCCACTAGTACCGACCAAACTGGAATTAAATTTTATTTTTTCTCTGATTATAGACATGGTTTTCCAATATTGCTAATGTCAGTAACTGGTACTGTAATTATTTTTGTAGCATATCTGCTATACCATACTTCTTCGAATGCGGTTAAAGTATCTGCATCATTTAAATCTGGTGTTACATCCAATACAAACGTTGAAAATAAATATCTCTTTTTATTTGTAAAGGGATAATTAACTCCTAAATTACTTGTCGGGTCAGTATATCCTTGTGGTAAAATATCCCTCCATACGTAATTTCCAAAGCTATCAATTTTTGTTGCATAATGTGGTATTGCTGTTGTTTGATCATATGAAGTACTGCCAGTATTTACCTGATTTAAATCACTTGAAAAGTATCTTAATTGAAATGAAACAAATGGGTTGTATTTCCAAACTAAACGTTTGTTATTATTATTTACGTCAACATATGGTGTTTGAATATAAAATGTTTGGGGCATGAATTGTACTTGTAAAAAGTCTTCTTTTGAATATTCTAACAGATCACCCATTTTAGCACCAAAAAATGATTCAACATAATCACCAATATTTAATGTTTTTGGTGCAAAGGTAAATGTGCTTGGATTACCGTTTGTTGACCAGACTGTGCCTGATAATATTTCTGGCATATTCAAGCCATTGGCAGTTGGTTTATATTGTGCATATAAAAATAATTCGGTCAATGGAAATCCAAATTGATCAACATAGGATGAAACGTCAAAATCTGTTTTAAAACTAAATGAATATGCTTGTTCTCCATATACATTGTTTGAGAAACCAGCAAGAAGTAATTCAAATTCTTTTGGTGTTGCAATTACTTGAAAATATCTAACATATTTGATACTACTTCCACCGCTAACAATATGCGTGTAACCGCTAATTGCGGGTTTAACAAGATAAAAGTCAAAAGAATTGAGAACGTTTTTACAATTGATTAATTGTGGATTAAAGAAATCTGAAAATTGTGAATAGTTTACTTTTAATCCGTTCAGTAGTGACATGTATTCAACTTTACCATATATTCTATAGATTTCACTTGCTTCTCTTTCGGCATCAAATATGTCTGTAGCACTAAGTATATTTCTAATATCGTATTCGTTAATTAACGATAATTTGTTTGATAATTCAATTTTTTCATAATTATCAACATTTACTGAAGTGACATTTTTTAAGCTGTTGAGTAAAATTTCCACTTTTAAATCTTTAATATAAATACCTTAGAAAAATTTTATGCCAATCCTAATGAAACTATAAAATCAATACAGTCTGCAGAACCAAATCCTTTATAAAAATATGTTTTAGTGTCAACAGCAGCAGATGGATTACCGTTAAGTTTACCACCATAAAACGGACATGGTGTTGTGCCATTACGATATGTACCTGTTAAACCACTATTATTAAATCCTTTTTGAGAATAACTATTAATTTTTAAAATATCTTCTTTAGATACTTTAATAAAATCTGTCCAGTGTAAATCTGAACGAGCAAACCATTTTGTGTTAATCTGTCCTGCTGCAATTGGTTGTGTATTATCATTTAAAAAATAATAATTCTCTGGTTTATCACTACCACCTGCATCACCAGAAAGAAGTTGTCTTGCAAAATTCGTTGCTGTTCTCAGATGATCTACACTGCTATATCCTTTTGTTATTTGACCAAATTGTGGTAAAAATATTGTAAAATTTAACCAATTTGCACCAAAAAATTGTCTACCACTACCATCACTATCATTTGAATTATGAACCATTTCATATTGAGCATTACCACTAACTTCATTACCATCAAATGTACCATCATTTGTTTGTATAATTCCAGTGTTAAAAGTATGATCTTTATATGAATAATTAATTCTATCTCCTTCTAAAAAATTTGTATTACTATCAAAATGTTGGCTTCCATTAGAGTGTGTTGTATTGGCTACAGTTCCATGAAAAGTTGCAATACTATATATTGTTCCACCACTAAAAGTATAATTTTGTTTTCTCCAATTTTGTGTTGCGACACTATCTATTGAATTTATTGGTGCTACAAATGATTGTTTAACATTTGCATATTGTGGTATTTTTAATTTAAATCTATATGGTATAACTGTTGTATTTGCACCAATACTACCAGTCATTTTCATTGGTATGTCATCTGGTGTTATTTCAACAGTAAGAAATCCTCTAAATTTTGTAAAAATACCATTTGGTGATGTATCTGATATTGAAGTTTCAACACCAAATTCATCTGTAACAATTTTATTACGATTACAACTTATAATAAATGCAAAATCACCGTCTCTTTTATATACAGAATATTCTGAAGGGTCTAATAATATCATATCACTTCCATCGTTTTTGACAATGCCAGTATCAATTTGAGCATCTGTAATGTTTGCTGGATAATAATAAATTTTTTCAGTAATTGTTCCGATTCTTTTTGACATCATACCCAGATTAGTATCGGCATCAACGTTTATAGCATATAATTCTCGTATATTTTTTTCGCTACTATCAACGTTTTCGCCCCACATTGAATTATCACCATCAGTAAATGCACTTCCAAAAATGGTAAATGTATTTAATAAAGTTGCACGAATTCTAAAATCTTGTCGGGTAATACCAATTGTAAAATTTGCTGCATCACCCCAGAATGGCATAATTTCAACACTAATTTCTTGTGTTTCAATATTGGGCAAGTCACCCAGATCAGTGCTTGGTTTTATTTTAGAACCATTATTCATAAATAAATTAGGTGAATATCCTAAATTTGTTACCATTGCAGCAGGTGTCATACTATATTTACCAATATCTGTAATATCAACACTTAAATGAATTGTTTGTATGCCTGTTGGTACGCCAAAAATCATATAATCACCACTGTTATTTGTTAGTGCAGTATATTTATAGTATTTTTTATAAACATTAAGAAAATCTACATTGGTTACAAGTTCAGGTTTAATTGGAAATGAACCAAATGGTTGTTTTGGCGAAGAAACTCCAGTGTTTGGGTCAATAACTGCAACACGGGGTAATAAATTATATCTTTTTCCATCACTGTTTTTGTCTCTGGGTGTTGTATATGGATAAATGCTGGATATTTTACTATCATTTGCATCATTACTATCCAGAGGAATGAAAATACTTATTTTAGCATTTGGTACACCAATACCACCATTTGCAATAACTCTTCCCACCAACACACCATAATCTGCATTAAAACTTTGATAAATATCTTTAGTGCTGAGAGTCATTGAAAGAAATTCAAAAGTATCAACATCCTGATCAAGTTTGACCATAATATATTTATCGGTTTGTGTTGTTCCTGTGTTTAAGTGAATGCGTTGTGATTTATTCATACATTAATCATTTTCAATAAATACTATTGTTAAAAATTTCTTTTTTTAAAAAATTTTCAAAAAAAATGAAATATTTTTTTCAGAAAATTTCAGGAAATTCAAGACAAAAAATTCAAAATTTTTAAAAATCTCATGCAAAAAAATAAAAAAACTTAAAAATTTGATATTATGAGTAAGAATCACAGTGTCATAATAATTTAAAGATAATACCTTTTGCGTTATTTTTTAGTATTTATTTGAAAAGTAACACAGAGCTTATAACATAAAATAATAAATATAAAATTAATAATTAATAAACATGGCAGAATTTGTATTTGTCTCTCCGGGAGCAAAATTTAGAGAACGTGATTTAACATTCGTTACACGTAACGTAGGTATCACCACATTAGGCGTAGTTGGTGAAACTTTAAAAGGACCTGCATTTCAACCTATTTTCATTCAGGATAAAGGTCAATTTAGAACAAGGTTCGGTGCTCAAAGCATTGAGAAATTTCCTGCAAATGGAAATTTAAAATATCAATTACCATATGTGGCAAATTCATTCTTGGAAGAAACCAATCAGTTATATGTAACAAGAGTATTGGGACTATCTGGATATGACGCTGGAACTGGTTGGGCACTTACATTAAGCGCAGGTGTTGACCCAACAACGGTTAAAACTGGAAGTACAACTACAGGTACTCAGTCATTTACTAATAGTACATATTTGGGTAATATAATCAATTTAACTGGTCAAACAGGTACAACGTTTACTGGATTTACTAAAGCTGCTTCTCCTGCAACAACATTTCGTGGTGTTTCAAAATATTTTACAGTAACAGCATTTAGTGCAAGTACTGGTAATGGTACTGTTAGTTATACTGGTACAACAGTTACTGGTAGCTCATATGCTAAATATGAAAATATGGTACTTGCAGTAATTAGAAGTAGAGGTACTGTAAAAGATAATGTGAATTTACCACCAACAACCTCATTTTATACAACAAGTGTTACATTACCAGCTTCTGGAAATACAACTCTTAGCGGTTTAGGTAATTTATTTGGTCAATTTACATTAGTAGCAACAAGTGGTACAAGTGTAACAAAATATTCTACTACATTAAATCCAAATTCAAGTAGCTTCTTGCCAAATGTGATTGGTTCATTACCTAAAGATAAAAATACAAAAATTTGGGTTCAGGCAACATATCCCGATTTAATTCAAGTTTTAGATTCTGGTGGTGATGTTTATCCAGCAGGATTAACAAAACACGGAATATCTGGTGTTGCATCGTATGGTTATGGTGTTAATAGTACTCCACTTAAATTAAAATCTGGTTTTTATACCGATTATAAAGTTGGATTCCAAACACCTGAAACTCCTTGGGTTGTATCTCAATTAAAGGGTAGTGCAATTGACAGATTATTTAAATTTGTTAGTATTTCAGACGGTGATGCTGCTAATCAGGAAATTAAGATCACTATTCAAAATATTGACCCAATACAATTACAGTTTGACGTTATTATTCGTGATTTTAACGATACAGATGCTAATCCAATAGTATTGGAATCATATACAAGATGTTCATTAATTCAAGGACAAACAACATTTATCGGACAACGTATTGGTACTGTAGATGGTGTTTATGATATTGTAAGTAATTATGTTATGGTTGAACTTGCAGAAAATCTTTCTCCTGATATGTTTCCAGCAGGTTTCGAAGGTTATTATCTTAATAATTTTGCTGCATCTGCAACAACTGACCCATCACATAATTCAGGTATTGCACCTAATATTTATTATAAAACCGCTTATGGTGAGGCTGACAATGTTAGAAAAGTATATTTAGGTTTATCTGAAAATGGTTATAGTACTGATAGTGTCATAGGAAGTGGCATTAATCAAAATATGTTTAATTTTAGTGGTCAATTAGCATCTGACCCAACTACTGGCGAATTATTATCACATGTTAAATCTAGGGGTTTCCATATGGATTCTGGTGCAACTGGAACATATGCTGAAGGAGCAGATGTTATTGGAACTTTTGAAACAGGTGCTGGTAAATTCCAGACGATAGATGATATTTTAGAACCAACCAATCCTTATTTTAATATTCTTTCAAGAAAATTCACATTAGTTCCTGCTGGCGGTTTTGATGGCTGGGATGTTAACAGAGGTTACCGTTCATATGGTGATCTATATAATCAAGGAGCTATTTTTGATGGTGTTGCACCACTAAAACAGGCAATAAATGACTTTCAGGCATGGCAGACTGCAGTTAATACATATTCAAATCCTGAAGAAGTTACAATTAATCTTTTTGCAACTCCGGGTATCGATTGGTCAAATAACACCGTTTTGGTACAAGATACAATTGATATGCTTGAACAGGAAAGAGCAGATACATTATATGTTATCGATGCTCCGCTTATTGGTCAACCACAATTAATTGGTCAACCAAAACAAGATGTTCAATATGCAACAGATGTTTCTGGATTACTTGGTGATACTGGTATTGATAGTAGTTATTCATGCACATATTTCCCTTGGATACAGGTAATTGATACTCAGAATAATGTTAATGTATATCTTCCACCAACAGGTGAGGTTGTAAAAGCAATGGCATTTACTGATAATACTGCATTCCCTTGGTTCGCACCTGCTGGTTTGAATCGTGGTGTAACTGATGCAAGAAAATCAATGTTCAAATTATCACAAAACGCTCGTGATGTGTTGTATAAAGGTAGAATTAATCCATTGGCTGACTTTGCAGATGCAGGTACAGCAATTTTTGGACAAAAAACATTACAGCTTAAAGAAAGTGCTCTTGATAGAATCAATGTTCGTAGATTGTTACTTCAGATTAAGGTTCTTATCGCAAATATTGCAATCAGACTTGTGTTTGAACAGGGCGACCAAACAACAATTGATCAATTCATAACTAAATCTACTCCACTTCTTGATACAATCAAGAGAGAAAGAGGTTTGAATGATTATAAAATCAAAATGGATAATAGCAATAACAGTCAGGAAAGTATGGACAGAAATGAATTATATGGTGATTTATACTTGAAACCAACACGTGCTGTTGAATTCATTGGAATCACATTTACTATTACTCCTTCTGGAGCATCATTCGCTGACATTGGCGCATAATAAATGAATTTAGATAAAAGAGACCTACAGTAATGTGGGTCTTTTTTTTATATGTTAGTATTTATGAAAAAATAATATTATAAATTTTTATAAAAATGACTACAAAAAATAGTAAAGGGATAGATTCTAAACCAATTGTTCAGAAACCCAAAGAAGAAGTAATTAAAAAACAGGTAGAAAAAGTCAACGAAGAACAAATAAAAAATAATTCAATCGACCCAGAGGTAACTGAAGCAAAACCTCTTGACCCAGCAGTATTTGAAACAAAATTATTTGTTGAAGAACAACCTGAAGAAGTTATATTCAGTGCTCCAGTTCCAGATGAATTAGGCAAAATTAAAGAAATTCCAACTTTAGAAAATGAAGCAGAAATATTTGGTGAAGATGTAATTCCACCAAACGGTGAGCCACTTGAAGAAGTTAAAAATAATGAATTAACGGAAAAACTTAATGAGGTTAGTAAAAAAATTGAAGAATTTCAAACAGTTCAGGTAGTACCAACTTCACCAGAGCCAGAATCAATGTATACTCTTACTAAAGAACAGGAAGAAGAGGGTGCGAAAGCAGTTGCTGATATGATAAATGAACAAATTTTAAAAGAATTAAAAGAATTAAGAGCATTAATTTCTAAACGACCAAAGATAGTAAAATTAGGAAGTTTAAATCAACGTGAAGTAAGATATTTTAAAAGAACTGGTCAGATGCCGAGTAAGACTTAATTTTTATTGAATTGTTTTCTAAGATGTAAGTATTTATAAAAAAATAAGTATTACAGAAATTAAATAGACAGAAAAATGGCAGAAATGATAAGAAGTATCCCCTTCCAATATGAACCCAAGAGGATAAATAGATTCTTCGCAGAATTTAGTGATGATTTAGGTATTGAAGTTTGGAAAATCCAAAAATTCAAAAGACCTTCAATGAAAATTAACTCAGTTCAGATACAATTCATGAACGAACAAGACTATGTTGCTGGTAGATATAGTTGGGAAGAAATGCAATTAACATTTTATGACCCAATCGGACCGTCCACCTCACAACAATTGATGGAGTGGGTACGTTTACACGCAGAATCATTAACAGGTCGTATGGGTTATGCAGCAGGTTATAAGAAAAATGTTCTTTTAAAAGCAGTTGACCCAACAGGTGTTGAAGTTGAAAAATGGACATTGGAACAATGCATGATTACAGCAATCGATTTTGGTGAAAACAGTTATGAAGAAGATGGTTTAACAACCATACAACTCACACTACAGCCTTGGAGATGCATACTTAACATGTAATCAAGTAATTACAAAGAATTATTTAAAAAGCCACTTAGTTGTGGCTTTTTTTATTACTAACATCATCAATGATATCGTGCAAAAACTATGATAATATATAGATTTTTATTTATTATAACTGCATGAATTTTCTGAAAATTTCATGCACTATGCAGCTAAATTCTGAATTCTATTTTTTATGATCATATTAATATAATATGATCTATCTTTTGTTTCAATAATTTTATAATTATCATTATTGTGTGAATACCAAACAATGTATGATTTGCCGAGTTTGATTTGTAGATTTTTTTCGATAATATATTTATAGAGACCAAGTTGTAATGAATATAATTCAAGATCGCAATCTTCAAGTAAATATAAATCGTTAATCAAGTGTCTATCTTTCATTACATAAGTAAATTCTTTGTTAGTCTTCCAGTCCCAGATTTGAAATTCTTTTGTTTTTACATTCCAGAATAAAATATCGAGCATTCCACCAATCAATGATTCTCTGTCATATACTACTAATTCGGTTCGAATTGGTATTAATTTACCTTGCACATCATTATAAAATTTGTCTACATGTTTTTTACAAATGTTGTATGTGTGTAATACGGGGTCAAAACCAAATTCATTTAATATTAATTGTTTTGGATATTCAAATTTTTTATTTTGAAATAAATTTTCGGCATAGTCATGTATTGCTGAACCTCTGATTGTGCCCTTTTTGTTAATAAATTTCCATGCCCTAACTATTTCTTCGGGAGTTACACCAAATTGGTTTCCTTTATATTCAGACCAATATTTTTCATTGAATTCTTCTTTATAATTACCAATTAATGTGGTTACAGATATTAATTCTTTGCCATCAAGATAATATTTATGTGGTTCATCATAAAAGGTTACGTCATTAAATGCCGTAAATAATTTATTGGGTACTGTAGGAAATTCAATATTCATAGAATGCAAAAGTACTTAAATTTTAATTAACTACAATGTTTTTTTGTAAAATATTGTCAAGATTAATTTTTTCCAAATCTTTTATTAGTTTGTCTTTGTCTGCTGGTAAACCTGAATATCCATGAATATGATTAATAAGTGCATTTATAATTATTTTCAATGCCACCACCAATACATCGCCTCTTGCAACTGGATGACCTTCAGAAAATATTCTTGTTCTATCTGCTACAGTTAATTCTGCTGCTTTAAATTGCGGTTTACCAGTATGGGATATTAAAGCAATTTTATCGCTTAATATAACTGTACTACTTTGATAAGCAGGACTTGTTGCAACCAAGTTTTGTGGTTCAAACACAAGATTAATTGATGCTGGATTTGTTGTGTTTAATTTCAATACATTTCCGTTTTCATGTTTTCCTGCTCTTATATGAACCTCATTTGTTCTTAAAATAACGTCAGTATTGACCTTACCTACAAGTGCAACATCACTTGGTAAGGGATATACTCCTATTGCGTCAGGAAGTGTTGAAGGTGCTGTTTCTGGAAGAGTTAATCCCATGTTGGTTGTTGACAAAGCTGTGTAAATTGTATCAAAACCAATTTTATGTGGTTGAGATATAACACTGCCCATCCAAAACCTGCTTCTTTCAGGATATCTCATGTCTTCAATAAAAATTCTGACAATTTCGCCCACTTGTGGAAGTATGAAGAAAAATTTTGGTAACATAGGATAACAATCAGGTAAATTAACATTTCCTGTCTGATTGTCCAAATCGGGTATTTTAACCTTAATTCTGCCACCATCTGTCGGGTCGTCAATAGATATCACCTCACCATAATAAATCGTTCTGGTGTGATGATAACCCCCTACCTTTCTAAATGGGTCACTTGTTTGTAATATTGGTTTATCAAATCCTGACATTATCTTTTTTCCATTTCTTCAATTAACAAAACATATTGGTTTTCAGTTTCTGTTAATAGTTTAATTTTTTCGTTTATTTTTTTTTCAAGTTCTTCAGCTTCATAAGTATGTTTAATAAGTTCTTGTTTTAATGTATCGTGTTTTACTTTGATCTCATTAATCATTTTATTTAATTCAATTGGCGTATATTTGTTTAAATTTTCCATTATTGTATAACTCCATATCCTTTAGCATAATAAATAGTTGAACCAAACACCGTGACGGGTCCCGTTGGTGATATACCTGCAGCCGAAAGCGTTATCCCGGGTGGTATTACGACTGTCAGCAGAGCATCTTGTTGAAATGCTCTCACAATTTCTTCCATTCTAATTCTTTCCATAATTTCATCTGGTGATATTCCACCAGAAGGTAAAACACCAACTGGTAATCCCGCTTTGGTTTTATTTGCAATAACATTACTTGCCATTTTAATTGCTGACAATCCAGAACGTTGAGGCACGCCTACCAATATCAGCACTGCTGGCACTGGAAGAGGACTACCAACTGACGAAAGACTTAATATTTTACTGAATCCTCCAATAATTGAATTTATATCACTATAGTTCATTACTATATTTTTTATTTTATTTTTACTTCTTCAACAACAATTTTTGTTGCTGTCTGAGTTGTTTTCAATTCTTTAATATTTATCCATTTCCAACCTAAGAGCCATTTTGTCATCAGTATTCTGAACCAATTTGGTTTAACTGTTGTTGCGAGTTGTGTGCCGTTTAAGTCACCATTATCAATGAGATATACGCCAAGAAACTGTTTTTTTATTTTTTGATCTACTATCATGTTTTTACAGGTGTTAGACTTTTAATAAGATTTGAGTATTGATTTATTTTTTCTTTTATAATTTTAGCGATTAATGGTTTAAGTAATTTAACTAAATATTTTACAACAAAAGGATATATAAATGCAACAATTAATTTAATCATTGCAGTCACATTACATTTTATCAATGTTTTAAAGTTTTTTAAATCATCTTTGGGTTGACTAATTTTTGGTGTGCCTTGGTTTTGAAATGCACTTACAATTGCTAATATCACACGTATTTGAGGATTAGTCGTCAATGCTTTTGATAAAGTCAATGTAATTAAATTAATTAATTTTTGAAAAAATCCGTCTTTAATTGTTTCTTTATTAGCATTAGTAACAGCAGGGTTATGTGTACTTTGGTTAATTGTATTATTTATTTGATTGCCAACATAATTCGGGTCAGTAGCTTGTCCTGTTGTGCCTGATATGTTATTAATTAATGTAGTTAAACCACTTAGCGGTAAACTTGATGCTATAACACCGCAACCCATATCATAATTAACAATACCATTTACCATTTCTTCCGCACGTAAAAGCAATGCTGCATTATCTGCTGGTGAAATTTCAAAACTATCATCATCATTGCTGATTAATTGTTGAATTAATTGATTTACAACCAATTCTTGATGTGTATCATTAACCGTTCTGTTTTGAGCTTTTGAAACTGTGCCATATATCATATTCATAACGTTAGTTGTGAATTCTTTTTTATCAACAATTGTAAGATTATCAATATGTTTGTTTAGCCAAGCACCAATATTTGGTGTATCAGGAGTAACATTTGCTTTAAATATTAATTCATCAGTTACTGCATTGTGTGTCATATTTAAAACACCAAAATCTCCACTACCGTTTTTTATTGTATCATATACCGAACTATCAAAATTAGGTTTTGTTGTATCATATATTAATTGACCTCCCTGAGAACTTGGATTTGTTTTGAATTTTCCCGACATGTCAATACTTTTTACCTTTACTCTTACGCCACTCCCAGAAGTAAAATAAGAAGGCAGATTATCATTTGAATTATATTGTGTTACCTGATTTTTTAATGATTTTTTTAAGTCAGGTTCAATTTTATCAATAAATTTTGTAAATAATGTGCCTGTTAACTCTTGCAGGGCATCTGAGCCAACAACAACTTTTAATATATCAAGTAATAATGGTACAATGTCATTTTTATTGTTGACTGAAGGAAATAGATTAGTTGTATCAGGTATGTTCGTTGCTTGAATTACTGAAGTGTATGAACCAATGGTTGTGAAAATACTTTTTTTGTCGTCACTTAAACTCATTATTATTTACCTTCTCTTTTTTTAAGTTCTTCTTTTTCAAAATGTTCTTGAACCATGCTAAGTAATTCAAGTCTTCTTTCATCAGTAATGTCACCAGCTTCTTCAGGAGATGATTTAGTTGCACCGTTATTAGCACCGCCAATAAAATTACCCCCTTTAACTGTGTTATCAAAAACAACTTCTTTTAAATATTTTAAAAGCATGATTTTCTGATCTTGGTTTTTAGCTTCAGCAGCAATAAGTTTAATAATTGCATCACCAATTGCTTGTATTTCACCGCCTTCTTTTACTTTTAATTCCCATTTGGTATATAGTCTGGTAATTTTGGCTTTTATATTATATGATTCATCGTATATTTCCTGAAGAAGTTTATTAACACTTTCTTCATCAAATTTTAGTTTTTTTCGTATTGCTCTTGGCATGGCTTTATAGTTTTAGTATATATAAATACAAATTAAATTAATTTATATTTTTTAAAAAAACTTCATGACTTTCATTAAATTGAATATTTTGTTTTTCGTGATAAGATTTAACTTTATAATCAGCTATTGCACATCTTATTAAAATCTTACAATACACACGGGCACTTGTTTTATAACCACGTGATATTGCTAATTCGGGATTATATTTTTCTATATGTATTATTAAAGTGTAAAGTAGATCATTTTTTAAATCGTTATTTTTCTCACATTCTCTCTCTAAACGACATTGTTTAATAACATCATCGATAAGTTTTTGAAAGGCAATATGAAGATATTTATTATAAATTTCATTTTTTTCAACAGTATCTACACATTTTATGTATTTTAAAACTGCTCCTTCAACTTCATCAGTCCAATATTTGTATTTGTTAATCTTCAAGATAGTCCATTTTTTCCATAAAATACATTTCTTTAAATGGTTTGATAGCTATTCGTATTTCTTTTGTTGATAAGTTTGTTTGTTCTTTCAAATATAATAAAATTTTGTTTTTAGCAAATTTATTTGTAACTCTTTTATTATATTTTCCTTCTGGTGTGTCTTCCATGAATAATACATGCCAGTTTTTTAATACATTTACAATAGCATCACCCACAATAACCTCATTTCTTTTCATTAATGCTTCATTTGGTGGATTAATTTTTTCTTCAATTTTTTCAACCACCGTGTTAATTAATTCTTCAAATTGATGATGTGTTTCTAATTCAATTTCATATGTATATTCGATGTTTTCATTAATTTCATCAATATGATCATCAAAAGATAGATTAGTTTTCTTTTCAATATAACTTTTCTTACTATGATCTTTATAATAGTTTCGAATTATTGTCTGACAATAACTATATGCCTTAGAATTAAACAATCTGTAATTAAAATCATTCTTTTTAATTAAGGCTTTTAATTTTTCGTTAGCTTCTTCGAGAATAAAATATTTATAAATATTTGATTTAGTCCATTTTGCAGAACCATCTATATTATATTCAATAATAAACGGTCTATATTTAACCATGTGTTCAATCAAATGACTGCGAGCATTAGATTCTACTTCAACAATATCATAATTACCAATATGTATTGGATAACGTCTTAATATTGACTCTATCATTTTGCGAAACGGTACTAATAGAATTTCATTATAAATTTTATTTTTCTGTTCTGCTGTAGTTCCAGTGATATAGTCTATAACTGCTTGTTCTTCCCTTTCCGCAAAATACGGCACATTGATTTCTTCATCAACTTTTCTTTTCATTTAGTTATAAGTTAATATAAAGATTATTTTGGAAGCCTTGACATGTCAATTGCTCTGTCACCCATTATATTTGCTTCTTTATTTGCTGTTTCAAACCAAAATTTTCTTTCATTAACTGGCATTGTTTTCAAATAAGTATCGAACAAACTGCCTTCTCTTGTTGCAAGATGTTTATATGCAATTTTAGGTATTGAAAATATTTTACAAGCATTATTTAACGCTCTGAGTAAAAATTCATACATGAAGGTTAATTTAATGTTTGATTTATATCCGCCAAGATTTTCAAATTCTGATTTTTTTATAACTGCACCTGATAATTTAAAGTCAGTGTATTGCTGCAGTGCTTTTGTATTTAAATAACCCATTTCACCGTTTTCACCAACAAATTGTTGTGCCCAAACAGTCTCATTTGTCATTTTTATGCCCTCATTCTTCTCATTCACCTCAATCATCATTGTTAAAAACACATCAATTTCTGGATATGCCTTAATATATTTTTCAGCATTTTTAAAAAATGTTGTGCCGTATTCATCATCAAATTCAAGTACCGAGAAATAATCGGTAGTTATTTTTTTAACGCCAAAATTAACTTGTGATTGATAATCAGTTTTACCATCATTTGCACTAAATGAAACATTGGTAATGCCTGACGGATATTTTTCTGTCAGGTTTTGATGATATTTTAGCATTTCATCTTGAATTGAAAATGCATAAATTACAATTACTTGTGGTAATTCAGATATGCCTTCCTGTTTTTGTACTGATTCAATCGCTTTATCTAAAAGAGTTGCAATTTTTTCATTATATTCGTGTATTGGAATTATTGTTGTAATATTCATTTTGTTTAAATTTATTTAAAATTATTTTTTTTCATTAACTGGTGGCAATAATATATCAACAGTTTGTGCTGTATCACCGCTTAATATTGCTACTGGTGTTGAAGGTATAATGGGTTGAACGGGAGTAAGTGCACTATTAAAAAGTGCAATTCTCTGATTAACAATTTCACTATATATTTCAACCAGCCTTGTTTCAGCAGCTTTTTGGTTATATTTACTTGCAATTTTACTCATGGTTTCATATAATTCAGGTTTAATTGCATCATCAAGAAATTTAACAAGTACTTCACCAATTAATACTGGCAAATCATAAAAATTTTCTGTCCAGACACCAGCACCTTCAACTATTTTACTTGCTACTCCTTTTTCATCTCTTTCGATCATATATTCTGGCATAATATCAGGCTTTAAACATATTGGAATTGTACCTGATTTCATACATTCAAGAGGAAATGTACCAAATGATGAAATTCTATCAACCCAAACTGCAGCAAAATTATTCTGAAGTCTTTTTGCAAAGTCAACTCTGCGCATTGCTTGTGGTGGTTTGCTCTTTGTTACCATTGGGTCAAAGGTTACCCAAGAATATTGAGGATATTTGGCAAAAAACAATTTTACGAGTTTACTAATTTCGTTTGGATTTCTACCTATAATAGAAATTATTGGTTTTTGTGGTGTTTCTGATCTTTCAAAATAATCTGGAATACCAATATTATAAGTTTTAATGTCATATTTGTCTTTACCATAAAATGTTTCCAGCCATTCTTTAAGCATTGGTGAGGTGGTTATAATATTCTGAATATTAAAAGATGTCCAATCCGTGCCCGGGATTAGAGCCGAAGTCATATAATCAGCCGATTGTAATAAACCAATTCTTACACAAGGCAATTTTTTTGTCTGCTCCATAACATTTGAATATATGTCAGGTATGATCATTACGTCTTCGGGTCCGACTGTCAACTTGGGGTCTGCCATTGATACATGTTTATGATTTGTTAATTCTTTTTCAACCCAAACAGGTATAACATAATCACCTTTTTCAACCATAATTATTACTTCGTATCCCATATTTTTTACCACAGTGGCATGAAAATATAATTCATATACTGATGCAGTTGGGGTTTGTGATTCTGGTATACAGAATAAAAATTTTGATTTCTTGTTTGTAATTTTAGCTAAAGATGTTTTAATCTTTTCAATTTGTTCTAATTCAGCTTTTTGTGCTTCATTATTTAATAATTCTTCACCCATTTTATTTATTTTTTATATTTAATTATTTTTTCGAAAATTTTATTGTCAGTTAAATTGGCAACTTGTTTTACTTCAATTGACCCTGCTTTTATATTTTCATTATAAGGTCTTGTTATTTTTATTAGTTTTTTAAACCAAGGAATTTTACCACTAAGAATGGCGGGGTCACTTGTTATTAATACATCCACATGTTGCCACATCTCAGACGCATAATCAACAAATTTGTAATTTCTGAATCTCATAGATATTTTACTTAGAAAAAACATTGTTGGCGGTATTGTGAATTTATTTTCAATTGATAATACTGTAAATTCAACATTGTCTTGGTATTTTTCAAGAAATTTATTAACTTCCACATCCATGTTTCGATACATCATTGGTGCTGCACCGAATATTTCAAAAAGAAAATCCTGACTTACAAAACGATTATAAACTTCTTTTGCAGTTAATTTACTTTTTACAGGTGCTTTAAATAAAAAAGCATCTGCTGGTGAACCTCCAAGTTTTTCGTCTACCTGATAATCCAGAGGACTAATATTTTGTGGCATATCTTCAGGTTCTTTTAATTCTTTTTCAACTTCCACGGTGTCTTTAAATTCATATGAATTAAAATAATCATATACATATGGATTGCCTTTTGGAGCACCTCCTTCACCAAATTCTTCAATATAATATTTATCAAATTGAATCCATTTTGCTCTTAAAACTTCATTTACATCAATACCCACTCTTATTTTACTCATTGTTTTTTTGTTTTAATATACCAAGTTGAACTTGTAATTCATCATGTAATTTTTTTATTATTTCTGTGTGCTCACGAATTAATTCTGCTTTAGTAATATATTTAGGATTAATACATTCAATTCTCGTATCTGGTGCTACCAATAACTGTGTTGGCAGCACAATAATTTCACCTTCAAAAGTTCTTGGTGTAATTTTTTCAGTTACTTTTTTCATATAACTGTCAACATCTTCGCTTCTAATTCCACCTATACCAATATATATTACTAAAATTTTTATTTCCATTATAACTATTTAAATAGTTTTATGACTATAGATATAATTAATTAACTATCTTTATAGTCATCATATGCAAATACGTATTTTAATTAAAAATCTTGAATTATTTTTCAAAATTTTTTTTAGAGTATTTATTCAAAACAATAATAAAGTATAAAAAATTATAATTTTATGGAAAATTTAGAAAAACCCCAACCACAAAAAGAAGACATTGCTGCTTCATTGGAAAAATATAAAAAGCAACATGGTCTTACTGACGATGCTGGTAGTAAACCAACTGTAGTTCCTACAATGCCAAAATCAAATTTTAATCCACAAGAGTTTGAAAAAGCTATGTCAAAAGAAACCGACCCTGATTTAATGACTTCATATGAAATTGTTAAATTACCGTCAAAAGGTGTATTTTATGCAAATGGTTTATCTGAAGTTAATGTTGAATACATGACTTCAAAAGATGAAGATTTATTAACAACTCCTTCATTAATTGAAAGTGGAAATGTAATTAACATGCTTTTAAAAAGAAAAATTAAAACATCAGGTGTTGTAGTTGAAAACCTTTTGGAAGGTGATAGAAATGCAATAATTTTATTTTTGCGTTGCTCCAGTTACGGTGCAAATTATACTGTACAGGTAACAGACCCAAGAACTGGTATCCCATTTAATACGGTTGTTGATTTATTAAAACTTCAATACAAAGAAGTTGAAGAATTACCTGATCAAACTGGTCATTTTTTTGTTGATCTGCCAATGCGTAAGAAAAAAGTTACTCTCAGATTGCTTACTTCTGGAGAAGATACAATAGTTTTGAAAAAAGCTGAAGCATTAAAAGATGCATATCATAGTGAAATTAATGATTATAATACCATGAAATTAAAGGCACATATTCTTGCAATTGAAGATAAAACAGATAGAACATATATTGATAAATTTGTTGATGCAATGCCAGCACTTGATGCATATACAATACGTAGAAAAATATTAAATGTTAGTCCAGATGTTGATATGTCATATGAATTTATAACAAAAGATAATTATAAATTTACTGCAACTTTAGCTGTGGGCGTAGACTTTTTTTTCCCAAGAACTTAGCGGGTGATTATAAAAAAATGGTCAACGAAGAAATATATATATTGACCAAACACGCTAAGTTTCAAGCAGATTATATAGAAAATCTACCAATATATCGTAGACGACACTTTTTGTATTTATTACAAAAAGAGAATGAAGAAATTGAAAAACTTCAAGATCAGGCACAAAGAAAAGCAAACAGAAGAAAATAATAGAAGATCGAGATAAAAAACTCGATCTTTGTATTTATATATAACATTTAAATTTATTATTAATGGCAGCAGCAAGATCAGTTGATGATTATAAAAAATCGCTTGAGTTAATACAAGACCTCAATAAAGCAGAAAGCGAAAGAAGTAAAACTCAATTACTTATTAGTGAAAGACAAAAGGTAATTAATGAATTATTATCTAATGCTGCTACTTTAGATGAGAGTCAGGTAAAATATTTACAAAGTCTTGTTGAAGAACAAAATAAAGTAATTGCTAATGAAAGAAGTCTTAATGAGCAATTAATTGATGAACAAAAAAGCAGACAAAAAGTTGTTAGTTTAGCAAAAGATTTAGTTGACTTAGTTAAACAAGAATGGAATTATTTACAAGAATCCGATAAAACTATAAAGAATACCATTCTTAACCTTGGAATGAGTGGTGCAAAAGCTGCAGAAATGCGAACATCTTTTGAAAAATCTGCAACATTTGCAGCCAGAATTGGTGCAAGTCTTACTGATTTACAGGCAATTCAACAAGGATATGCTGATCAAACAGGTAGAGCACGTGCATTAACTGCAAGTATGCTTGAAGATATTACTTTAATCGGTAAAGGTACTGGTTTAGGTATTGAACAGGCAACAAAACTTGCTGCTCAATTTGAATTTATGGGCGTTGATGCTAAATCTGCAATGGATTATGCACAAGGTATTGTTGATACTTCAGAAAGAATGGGTGTTAATACTACTAAAGTATTAAAAAATATTACTGATAATTTTAAAAAAGTAAATACATATAGTTTTGTCTCTGGTACTAAAGGTATAGCTCAAATGGCTCAAAATGCCGAAAAACTGCAGGTTAGTATGGAGGCTTCACTTAATTCTGCAACAATTGCAAAGAGTCTTGAAGGTGCTATTGATATGTTTGCTCAATTGCAGGTTATGGGTGGTAATTTTGCAAAAGTTGACCCTTTGCAAGCATTTTATCTTGCTCGTAATGAACCAGAAAAATGGCAGCAAGAAATTTCAAAAATGACTGCAGGTATTGTTACATTTAAGAAAAATAGTGAAGGTGTATTTGAAAAATTTATAAGTCCTGCAGACAGACAGAGACTTGAACAAGCTGGTAAGGCACTTGGTCTTAGTGCTGAAGAAATGACCGTAATTGCACAAAGACGTGCAGAATTGGATTTATCTGAAAAACAGATGGCTGGTAAAGGATTAACCAGTAAACAAAAAGAGTGGATTGCTGGTGCAATGGTATTAAATTCAAAAACTAATCAACTTCAGGTATCTCTTGGTGGTACAATGAAAGATATTAGTACTTTAACTTCAGATCAGGCAAATTCTTTTATTGAGGAAAGAAAAACTTTACAGGAACGTGCAGAACAAGCAATGACCTTTGATCAGACATTTAAAGCTACAATAGAAATTCTTAAAGCATCATTATTACCATTATTAACCACAATTAATAAAATAATGAGTGTTACTATTAAACCACTTGCAGACCTTGCAACAAAAGGTTTTGGCGGTGCTATAACTGCTGGTGGAATTTTATTAGCTGCTGCTGGTATATGGAAAGGAGTTTCATTTCTTTTAGGTAGAGCAGCAGATAAATTTGTATCAGGTGCAGCAAAAACATTTGGTAATAAAGGTGGTAATGTTCTTGGTGATGTTCTTGCTAAAGGTGGTGGAAAAGGTGGTGAAGATATTGCTGAAAATTTAGGTAAAAAGGGTCTTAGTGGTTTAGCTGATCAGCGCAGAGGTATTGGTCAAGGTGCTGCAATGGCTGGAAAAGGAAAAATGTTTGCTGGTGCGGGTGCTGGTATTGGTGCTGCTGCATTAGGTGTAGGTGCTGGTATTGGTGCTGCTGCTGCAGGTATTAGTTTGCTTGCTACTGCGATGAGTAAATTGGATGACACAAAAGTAAAAGCATTGCAAGGCATTGTAAGATCAATTTCAATAGTAGTTGGTATTGGTGCTCTTGCTGCTGCTGCAGTTATGATATTTGGTAATGCTGCGCTGGTTGCTGCCCCCGGTCTGGGTGCTTTGTCATTAGCTGTTTTAGGTATTGGTGCTGGTATTGGAATTGCTGCTGCAGGTATTGGACTTATGGGTATGGGTCTTGCTAAATTATCTCTTTCAGCTAAAGGTTCTGGTAAAGATATGTTGGAATTAGGTGGTGGTATTGCAGCAATGGCAGCAGGTATGGCAATGTTTACTGTTGGTGGTTTAGGTTTAATTGCATTTTCTGCAACATTA